TTCTCATAAAAAAGGTGACCACCCGAAGATGGTCACAAGAGAAAGAGAGAGTGACAAGCATAACCTGTCATTCCACCCTTATCACAAAACTCGCCAAATGCGAACCCCTAATTTACCATTCTCTATTCTGACGTGAGTTTCTAACGTCCAATCCTTACTTTTTGCTATGTTTTTTATTTGCTTCACTGCTTCCTGGGTATTGATACACAAGATAAACACAGAAGAACTTGTTACCATGTTATCCCAATCTACTACAATACGAACCCCGTCGGGACTAAGATCCCCCGACTTTAATATTCCCTGCCTTATTTTCATTATCTATTGAACAATCCACTACTATAACTCTGGTCACAGGTAAATTCATATGTGTGCCTTTGCTCAAACGCATTGTAGTGTTATCAGCTCCAAGTTTTGTTTTTAAGTCTTGTATAAAAGAATTATAATTTATCTGCTGTTCACCACACCATGCCTTCAACGGTTTAGGTATCAAATAAGCACGTTTTAAATCTGTCTCGTATCGCGCTACTAATTTACCTCTGGGTAAAGCTTCAGGTATAATCAATGAAGTAACACCATCCTCTTGCTTCCGTAGGTCGTCGGTGCTTTTAATCCATAGAACGTTACTCCAATGCTCATGTATATAGTCATTTAGTGTCTCTTCTACAGATATACTCATGTCTTCAACTTGACTTTTATTCTCTTTGAGACGTTCTATAGCCCAGTTAAATAACTTTTTGGTATCGTAATTAACTAAACCACATCTTTTGGCTAGTATGATACCAGTTAGAGTACATGCGACTAGCACAGACCAATATCTATTCTCTGCTGTAAGTCCCGCTTTTAGATCAACCTTCTCTTGCACTTGACGTATAAGTTTCTGTACCTCTTCCATGTTTTCCATAACGTGCTTGATGTACACCTTACCTGCGTGACCATAATTGTTTTGTAGGCACGTGCTAAATATATCTGTTTCTTCTTTTGTTTCGAAGTGCATCTTGCTCACACGACATTCAAGTATCCGTTGGGCTTCTGCCTTCGGCATAGCTTTTATAATACTTATACGCTCTACCATACTTGTATTACCTGTAGTCACAGCCAACAACTTCCATGCCTCACCTCTGTGGCGTTCTACATTACTATTTGCAGACATACGACCACGCTGTTTACCACCTGTCAGTTGGTACGCTAGATTAGACAGTTCTTTACCTGAAGTATTAGTAAGCTCGTCCATATACATTGGTAAGTTATGATATATCTCACCTCTGTTCATCTTGGTGTTGTACGTATCTCGTTCGTGCATAATTAAATCTTCTGGACTACCCCATACAGATGCACCTGCCACCATAGCCGTTGTCTTACCAACGCCCGACTCCTTACTGTATATATGTAAAGCTGAACAGTTTATAGGAGAAAACTTCATCAACGGTGATCCAAACGACGTGCCAAGAACAAACTGATGTAGCTCAAAGTTGTCACGATTATAGAAGTTAACTGTATCTTTCCAATCTTCTAATGTGCCTTTGGGTTCAAAAGAAGGAAATAAACTAGCTGTAGGTGTAGATGGAGGATTGAATTTAGGTCCATCTATAGTTATTTCTTCGCTACCTAAAACAAACCCCTTACACTCATCATCTGTCCAACCGAACTGTCTACGAGCTTCTTCCGCAACGCTCTTAGCTTGTAGTTGTGTAATCCATGTAGTTGTGTATGCCATAATATCATCCATTCGTAGCACAGCTATCCCGTGCATAGATAGTTGTTTTCTTAGTTCCTCCTTAGATGTTACAGAAGTTAGCGGAACTGTAAACTCTCTTACGCCATCTTTAGGTAAGTGTAGACGCATAACTATCGCCTCTCCGACCTCTATATCCATGACACGTTTGACCACATATAGATCATTCTGGTATATCAACTTATCTTCTGTGTTACCGTCCTTATCCTTGAAACGCATATATACGCCACCATTCACCCCCCGAAAGTACGGCTCTGGAAATAGAGGTATATCTTTTGATGCAGGGGCTTTCTTAATACCTTTACCCAAACTTATGGGCGAGGTAATATTACTCCAATGTGGACATGCCGAGCATGGTTCAGGATCTTCTTCTGCAAACTTAGCGCACGTGTAAGGACCTTTTATAAGCTCTACCTTATCTTCTGTTAAGTTCTCACTGTATTCTGTGTGTCTGTTAGACATCTTATGTACAGCTTTGTCGGCATCATTACAAAACTTGGCTATAGATAAACCTGCTCTCCACAAAGGTTCGCTTATGTCCTGTTGGTTTTCCATTATGTTTTTAATCTGCTCACACCCAACACCCTTCACAGTCTTATCTAATATAACTCTAAAACTGTTCTCTGAGTTTTCTATCAACGCACGTTTTAAAGCGTTCTCTTCGTTGTCTACCTTGGTAGGTATAGTCACGCCTTCCCTACCTACTAACCGTGCAAACTCGTCAAATTCTACCTCACGGAACTCACCTGTACCAAAAAACATGACGGGCTTTTGTGTACCACGTTTATGATTATGTGTCTCAGGTACTCTGAGTACCCGCGCAGCGTCCGCAGTTACACCATTGTCTGCTAACAAGTTATGCTGTATACACATACTCTTCAGTCCCTGGGCCACAGGGAGCCATTCTGAATAAGATATACTATCTGTAAGAACCCAGTATACATGCACCCCGTACCCAGAGTTAATCAGCATGGGTTTAGGTAGACCTGTCTCTTTAATAAATCTTTTTAAATCTACAAAAGCCGCGTTCTGGTTAGGGTATTCCTTACCTTCACCGCAATCCAAGTCCAGATAAAAAGAACTCAGACTCTTAACATTTGTAACAGTTCTATCATTCCCTGTCTGAAATGTGGCTAAACCAAAATAGGCGTTGATGCCTTGAGCATCTAATTCATTAGCCCTGCTTATTACATCATCTATGGTTTCATGGAAGCTCTGTACTTTCTTGTCCCCAAGACCTAATACAGAATAGTATCCATCACCTAAGACTCTCTCTAAAAATTGTTTTGTTTCCATTTTTCCCACCTTGTGTCAAAGACACCACGACAGGGCATGACACATTGCCCGTTCGGTATAAACCTAGTCGTGGTGTAGTTCTATTAATCGTCCCAATCGTCAACGATAGAACTCAAGTCGTCGTCAGCATCCTTGGTGGGAGGAGAAGACTTTTTAACGACCTTCTTTGGTTCTGCCACCGCGTCTTCTTTAAAAGGATTCTCTTCATTAGCATATACAAATCCATCAGTAGCTTCAAAAGGATTCTTATCCTCCATCGGCACGTACTTAATGACTTGCACTGCCTTGAGACGCAGTGAAACATTCTGCTTGCCACCCATGTCATATGGAACAAACTGCACAGCTACATTAACTGTGCTACCTGTAGTCAACAAAAACTCCTCTGGTAAAGAGTTACCCTTCGCGTCCACCTGTAAAGGTTTCTTGGTGACTTCATTTTTGTATGCACCCTTCAAGTTAGCCTTATGTGTGTACATACCATCGTCGTCTTTAACAAAGGTTCTATCTAGTTTATCAGCCCACTTCTCTTTCTTGTTAGCCTGATATACTCTAGACATCTCAGAATACAACCCCTTTGCAGTGGCTTCGTCCATACGAAACTGTATAGAGTATTCCGCATTCGTATCCTTTGGTTCGCACGGAACAGACCGACCTTCGTTACTATCAAAGTGGTATGTTCTGTTTATTTTAGGCCATAGAGCCTCTACGTTTTTTATAATATATTGTTCCAATTTTTTCTCTCCTTCTCTCTATATTATAGGTCTTCGTCTAAGTCTTCTAGTAGGTCTTCACCTACTGTTTCTGCACTACGTTTACTAGATACTTTAGTCAATGCCGAGGTAACGTCGCCAACACGAAACCTGTAAGTTTTACCTATCTTTACGTAGGTATCTTCTGGTATGTGTTTTTGCCTTATCCAAGCACGAACAGTCGATACGGACACGCTAAAATGTTTAGCTATATCGTCTATTGATACAAAAGGTTCGTTCATTTTTTCCTCACAGAAATTGTTGTTTCTTCTTCAATCTCTAAACCCTCTGGCTTAAGTTCAGGATTTTCTTCTAAGAACTCTCTCATGTTCGCCTGATTAATACGTTTATCTAATAACTGAGGTGCGTTTTCTTCCACAATAAGTTTGTGTATCGCATCCCATTCACTAACCCAGTATTTTCTTTTAGTCGAACGAAAGAATAATCCTTCAGAAGTTCTTACGCTTTCTACATTGTGGGCTTCACAATGATCTAGCATTGCCTGTTTAAGTCTATCTATCTTTCGAATAAGCTCTCCGTCTTCTTCTTTGAACTTAGCCGATAACACAGATCGTTCTGCTCTTATGCGTAAATACGCTTTTGCCAGTCTGTCAGGTGTGACTTTACCACCCATATCTCTCTCCTTTTATTATTATGTAATTACATATAATATTAAAAAGTATCTTAGTCAAGTACTTCTTTGTAAAGTTCTACAAACTTTGTGTGTACGTTTATTTTTCTATCTAACAGTCTGTAGACGTGTTTTTCTGCGTCAGACCCTTGCAGTTGCACGACAGTACATTTATGGGTCTGTCCCGACCTATGCACACGTGCGTTCGCTTGGTCGTAGGTTTCCAACGAACTTGTAGGTCCCCACCACACCACTGTGTTAGCCCGTGTTAACGTGACACCATGCGCTGCCGCTTGTGGCTGTATCACCAATACCTGTGGGTCAACATCTTCTTGGAACTTCTTAAATATGCTAGTCCTTCTATGCGCAGGAACATCTCCTCGTATGACTTCTGTTGTTATACCTTCAGAACGTAGTTTGTCTGTAAGTATATCTATTGCGTGTCTAAATGGTACGAACACAAGAACTTTTTGGCTTGCTTCGTCTATTACCTCACGTAGCACTTGGTATCGGTTCTTAATATCGAACTCTAATACATCTCCTTCGTCTGTATATATAGCTCCTGCTGATATTTGTAGTAACTTGTTAAGGGTCACAGCTGCATTTATGGCGGTTATCTCTTCCCCTGTAATCTCTAGCACTAACTTTGTTTTAAGTTCTTTATAATACTTCTTTTGCTGTGCTGTTAATTCTACCTGTCTTTTCGTATACACCATAGGTGGCAGATCAAGACATTCGTCTTTTGTAAAACGTATAGCAGGTTGCAACGCTCTATATACTATATCCGTAGCATTAGGACGTATCTTCCATGTAAACTGGGATACCTTTGTCATGACCATATCTTTAAAAGCACCAAAGAACCTAGGGACTTGGTTAGGACTAACAAGTTTTGCCAACCCGTATGCGTCTGTAGGGTTCTGTGCGGCAGGTGTGCCTGTCATCATCCACAGCCACGTGTTATCGTGTACTAGCTGACGTAGTAGTTTCCAGCGCCTTGTCTGAGCATTTTTATAGTGTGTTGCTTCGTCTACAACTATAAGATCAAAGCCACCTTTCTTAAGTTCGTCCAGTACAATACCGATACCATCGTAGTTTATTACTACATAGTCTGAGCCTTCTTGTATTATCTTCCTGCGTTTATCTGCTGACCCGTGTGCTACAGATACGGTTCTATGTGTAGCAAATGTAAACAAGTCATCACGCCATGCGCTATCCATGATCGACAGCGGGCATACTACAAGCACCCTGTTTACCACGCCTTGTTTCATAAGAAAGTCGGATGCCCATATAGCACTTGCTGTCTTCCCTGTACCTTGTTCGTTGAAACAAAAACTTTTTTGGTGTATGGTAAGAAATGATGAAGTCGCTACTTGGTGTTCAAACGGTTTGTATTTTCCTGTCCATTTGTATTTTGCTTCTATGGGTGAAGGTGATTTTATACCTAGCTGATTCAGGCTCCGTGCTTCTGCAAGCCCCCAATTAACTAATACTTCATTACTACCTATCTTACGGCTATTAGGTATTACTTCCGTAACTTTATCAGGGTCACGTAAGCGTAAGCGTAACGCCTTGTTGTCTACTATTTGCATTTCTCTCTCTCATTTTTATTTATTTTTTATTTTTTCTTAGGTCTTCCGCGCTTTGGTTTTGTGTTTTGCTCTAAGCTCTTCTTTGGCTTTTTTTGCAATCGCGGCTTGTCTTGGTTTCCCTGCGACTTTGGCTCGTTGTTCCACCACAGTAAGGATTTGAATCTTCCTAGCATACGGTTTATTAATTCTTTTAACCTTACGAGCAGTTGCTTGGGCATCTGCCACAGTGGCAAACTTAATAGGGACGGTATCTTTGGGGTTTTCATCGGTATATAGCCTCCTTCCAGAACCTTTCGGTTTCTTTCCTGTTCCTAGTTTTGGGTCTTTCTTGGTCATTTCTTTTTCTTCTTCTGTCCGTTTCTCGCTCTATTCTTTGACGGACTTTCTAACTTAGTGCCATCTTTATTAGAACCTCCTTTGCTTAACATCTTATTGTGGGATACATCTTTACCTTTACGGTTTATACCTTTCTTGTCATAAGATCTTCTGGCACGTTGGCGCTCCATCCTGTCTGGGTGTTCACCACGTTCCTTCTGTTTCTTATATTCTTTCTTGTATGGTCTAGGCGATTTTGTATACGGCATCAATTACTCCCATTATATACACATTCGATCACTGCGCAGTGACGTTTGCATAACCCACTAGGACGTGCGTTCCACGTATCATTGTCATAGGCGATCTGCATACGATCAAAACTAGCTAACCACTTATCCCACAAGGAAGGCAAATCTCCAAACACATACTTGGCTTTTATAAACTTTTTAGCTATAACAAACATCAGACCCGCATGTACTTTAGTGACTTCAGGAAAGTATTTAAATGTAGCCATTGCCATTAACTCCAGTTGACCTTTATCTGCATACCCTGCATTTCGCCCAGTTTTATAGTCTACCACCCATGCTTTTGTGCCGTCAACTATTACTAGATCTGCTATACCTCTCCACCAAACATCTTTATCTTGAAAGCCACATGTTTCTAGCTTGGCTGTAAGACCCATACGCATCTCTGTAAACTTCTTACCCTGTCTACGTTTAAGTGCTTCCAGGGGGCCTTTGAGGAAGGCAAACTTCTCTGGTATTGGCGTACCATCACTTATAAAATCTTCTGCTACACCATGTACTTCTGTTCCGTAACGCATGGCTTCAGTGTATTGTTCCTTATAGTCTTTTGCTATTTTCATATGATAGAACTGCTTGGGGCATTGTTCGAATGCCTTGATTCTACTATATGACCACGGTGCTACACTCATCCACATTCCCCATAAGATTTGCCTGTTCCCGATTCGCAATCTATCGGTAGACCCTCTGCCCATTCTGGTGGTTGTCGCATACATTCTTCGATGTATTGTTGTGCTTCTTCCACCTCTTCGTCTTTAACGCAACATGCTATACTGTCATGTACTGTCAAGACAACTTTATACCTCTTCGCTATTTGTAGCATTTGTTCGCCAATAATGCAACGAGCTATGGCTTGGCATACATTCTCTATTATCTTACCACCATATATTCGTACACGACCTCGCCTTGTTTTGTAGTCAAACTCTACACCTTTATCTGTAGTGGTAAATTGTAGATCGTCATAACGTAGATACAAACCAGAGGGTAAAAGTATCTTACCATCTTCTACATACAACACTCCTTGTTTACCGAATGTGTTACCATCTTTCAGGAAGAGTTGAGCGTCACGCCATAAGTTCTTAATGTCCAAGTTAGAACTACGATACACCTGTATTACACGTCGCGCTTCCTCAATGTCCATATCAAACCCAAACGTCTTGAGTTGGTCTTGAAACTTCTGCGCTCCCATACCATACCCTGCGCCTAAGATAGTAGTCTTACCAACAAATCTCTGGTCTTTTACAATTTCGCCTTCCGCTACATTATATATCTTTGATGCCATCTTCTTATATACATCTTCACCATTGGTAAACGCTTGGGTCAGATCGTCCTGTTCAGCGAGCCACGCCAACACTCTTGCTTCGATTTGTGCTGAGTCAGCATCTATTATAGAGTGACCATATGGTGCAATTATGCCACGCTTTAGCATGTTTGCATTCGCTCCACGGCTAGGTAAGTTCTGTAAATTTATCTTATCATCACCACCCCAACGCCCTGTATGAGCCGCGTAATACCTAACGGGTACAGGCAATAGACCCCGTTGAGCTATATCTATGAACCTCTGTGTTCTCGTTTCTTCAAGTGTGCTTTTACTACCCAACCTGGCTGCCACAAGTGATTGCACCCTCTCGTCCTGATGTGTTAACAGGTGTTTAAACCCTTCATCGGACTTGGCGAAGGCCCACGTCTCTTTACCTGTAGTGGGGCTTAACTTCTTAGGGGGTGATACCCCAAGCTGTTGCAGCTGCAGCGCGAACTTGTCGTTACTCATTAAGTCTTCCTTAGACACGCGAGCATCTACAAGCAACTCTTCTTTGCGTTGACGTGTTACGGTAATATGGTTCTCTAACAAAACCCGATCCAGTTTTAGCATAGGCTCTACGAACATACGCAACGATAGGTCAATAAGTTTGAGTTCCTTCTTCGGAAACCCTTTTGCCATGATCTTAAACAAGTCGTATGTTAAGTCTACATCGTTGACTGCGTAGTCTCCTAACCTCTCTAGTTCTTCGTCTGTGAAATCTTGTAAACGTTTGTTAAGAGTGTTCTGTATCTCGTCACCCTTTTTTCCTATCTTGTATTTCTCAGAGAGTGCGCTTAGTGAGGCACTGGTCTCTACTCCGTTGACAGCTCTCGCTATACAAATTGTGTCAGTATAGGCGCGAGGGCTAATATCAAAAATCCAAGAAAGTATAGCACCGTCAAACATAGTATTATGAGCAAGTACCATTGATTGCTCCCAGTCAAACGTCTGTAAGAACGCCTTGAGTTGTTCCTGTGTACCACTTGCCCACTCCGTTTCTCCATTGTTTACTTTGATAGCGACCCCAAGCACTTCAAACCTAGGGTCACGCACGTACTCTTCTGTCGTTAGTTTCTTTAAAGAATATTCTTTGTTGTAATATGTTTCAAAGTCAATAGTGATAAGGTTCATCTGTCCACCAAGTTCTCTAAACCAAAAGGTTTTGGTAGGGGTAACTTTACATATGTGTCATAACTTTTAAAACAACGATTGTTGCCATACATCTCTAAACTTTGCTCTTCGCAACTTTTAAGATCTGCAAACTCTACTGTGAACATAACCATTAAAGTATAAGCTGTTTTAGTAATCATTTCCCCTCCTTCAAGACACACTCATATTCAATACCAACATACGCCATGTTGTCCACGTAGTGATCTTTCTTCAAAGGACTTGTCTGTCTCCTCGCTAACTTCGTTGCCTGGTGTACCAGAGTGATGTCTCTCGCTGTAAGATGTTGTCCTGTGATTGCATTGTAAATCCGTGCAATGTGTTCATGGTTCTCAACGGCATCTCCGTAGTCTTTATTGCGATCTGTAGCCGTGAGGCTCACTGCTTCATTAAGAAGTTGACAACGTAAAGGTGGCTTTGCCTCCTCTATAAAAACTTCTTTTGGTGTGCCTATGCTGTTCATCATGTTACGGGCGTAGCCGTATGATACACCACAAGCCTTTGCTACTTGTTTAGCTGTAGCAGTCTTATTTTTTAGTAGATATTTCCAAACTTTTTCTCTTTTAATACTTTTACGCATTTAGTCTTCTCCTCTTCTCTTAGTTTTCTTAATTGAAAGTCTCTATGCAACTTGGCATTCTCACGTGCCTTTACTAATCTGTCGCTCTTGGTGTTTACAATCTCGGTTTCTTTTTTCATTTATGCTCTCTAACTCGTCATGGTATGCGTCCTTAACTATCCCCGCGACGATCATAGCCATGTTAGAGTTCTTAATCTTACTTGCCTCATTTATAAGCCATTCCATAGTATCATCATCTAGGTACTCGTAAACATTACCTTTTTTAATACCTAACACCCTTTGTAGTTTTGCAAAATCCATATCTCTCTCTTTCTTTTTATAATGCCCCCCTTCAAGAGGGGGGTCTAAGTTTTTAAATGCCCTACCATTATAAGGTCACAGAGAAAGGAAAATACCTGCCCTTACCGCAGTGGATTTCGACTGTTATGAAAAACGTGATATGATTCAACGCTCTCACTGCTTACGTCCTACTAGGGGGAAAAACAAAAACCCTAATAGATTATTCATACTGAACTGGAAAGTCCAATTCTAATTGTCTTGTATCTATTTCTATTCCTTTCAATATCTTTTCAATGTGCATCATGTTTTCTTCGTTAATTACATAAGATATGCCACCTGCTACATTTATGTCTGTTAAGTTCTTATGCTGTAATGCTGTAGGTTTGTTCTTTCCTGACTTACATTCGAACGCAAAGAAGTTACCTCTGTAGCACCCAACTATATCTGGCACACCACTACGTCCGTACCCACCTGTAACTGGGTAGAAATAGTACGCTCCCAAAAACTTAAGTTGGTCTGCTACTTTCTTTTTTACTTTTGCCTCTGGTGTCATTGCCATCATACGTGTCCTCTTCTTCCCTCAAAAAAACTGGTTTCAAATGTGGGCAACCCGAAAGCCACCCACACCCATCTAAATTGTGTTAGGGATTTCCCTAACGTAAATAAAGAACTCCGAATCACACGTCCTATACCCCACGTCGAAATCATGACTGTCTTTATGTCCTTGTGGGGGTAGCATCATTAGAACGGATATCCTTTCTTTAATCCATGTTGGTAAATCTTCGATACATTCATATTCTGAATTAACTTGTTTGTCAAGACAATAAATGCCTAAACATGACACACTAACTCTTTTTGTATCTTCCAGTACACTAACACGGTATAACGTGTAATCTTGTGTATTACAGTGTGACATAGAACATATTGTCTCCTGCTTTGAAGCCCACACCATCAACATACCCTCTGTCCTCTAACACGTTAAGGGTTAATACTTTACCTTTCAATTCCGCTGGCAAAGTATCAGAAGTATATTCTTGATGGGGTACTTCTCTGTCTGCATTAAAGCCACATGATACAAAGTCACATACAATGTATGTTTCCACTCCTCTCTTCTCGTAAGCATAGACAAACTTACCATTGAGCTTTTTCTGTTTATCTTCTAAGTATGCTTTACGTTTCTCCAAAGTATCTACAAGTTTATTCTGTAACTCCTTATCTATGAACTCATGCCCTATATCAATTAGACGTGACAACTCTTCTATAATAGAATCATCTCTCTGTTGCACACCTAGCCTTTCCTTGACATTGTAATACGTTTGTCTAACTCCACTTCGTGCATCATTAAACTCTCTGCTGACATCCTTAAAATTTATTTTCGCAACATCATTCCAAGGTATAGGACGTAGGTATCGCTTGGCATTCTTTACTGCTTGCATCATGTTTACAGACATCTTTAAGTTACGTTTGTCGTTATAGTCTGCGTACTTGCCGTTATGCACTCTAGGTGACGCTACACAAAAATGATCTATGTGTTGGTCGGCACTATCTCTTGGGTCTCCGTGATATAAGTACCCCATAACGTATGGGTGTCCTTTCATGTACACAAACTTCTTAGCTTGAAAGCTACCATTTGATTTAACGCCAAACTCGATACCACTTATTGCTCTCTTTACTTCAGACGCAAAGTTATCAATGGCATCTCCCTCCATTGGATTTGGTGTCCAATCTTTTAACTCGCTTACTCTTGTTTCGAAATGTTGATCAGAATGTTTCATGGTTGTTCTCCTTCTCTTCTGTTTCTGTTAGGGAATTCCCTAACTCTGTTTGGTCTAGTTCTTTGAATGAATCGTCGTCGTTAAATACTAATTGAGCAGGTTCTATGTGCATACGTTCGTCACAAACACACTCTAACTCGTTACAGTTGTAGCCTTCATCTCCATCAACAGCTCCGTCCTCTCCTACAGATACTTCTTTGTAGGCATACTTGAACTCATCTCTTTCCTTGGCAAACTGTTCAACCACTTGGAACAATCTTCGAAACGCTTGCACGTCGTCGTAATCGTCGTACCACTTCACGTAAGTCGTTCGGTACTCCATCATACAATACCCACCAGTATTACCATCTGGGTCGAACTCACGTTCGTATATTGTCCAATGCTTAAACACATCTTCTCGTTGCACGTCAGGGTGCATCTTGTACACAGATAAGACTTCTTGCAAGTCGTCCCAATCTCGTAAGGCAACGACAAGACCAACGTCACTATAGTAACCCATTACTTCTCTCCTTCTTCATTAAACATTTCTCTTCGCCACTTTTTAATCTTGGCTTGTAGTTCTTTGGCAAGGGTATACCTTCCGTTTTCGATTCCGTCCTCCATACCTATGGATATCCATTGGTTGTTGCTTTCTTCGTCCACAACCTTTTCCAGTTTCTTCTCTACTTTCTTTAACAGTTTCAAACTGTCATGTAGATATATACCACTCCATTTAGCCATTACTTTACCTCCTCTGCTCTGTTTTCATGTATGTTCTTGGTAAGACCGAACATCTTGTTGACCCATCTGTTCCAGTTTGCACGTACCTTAGACGCATCTTCCTTAGTTTCTATAGGTTGCACACCTTGATAACCATACAACGGACTAGCACCCAACCATTGAACAGCTAGATGTAAACGCATTGAGTGGCTACTGTCTTTCATAATATCAAGGTAGAGCTTAGTCTGTTGATCTGTTACTCTGTTTTCTCTACCATACCGATTACTGAAATAGTTTATGTCATGTTTATCCATGTAGTCCTCGAACTCCCTACGTATCTTATTCCTATACTCCCAATCGTCGCATGGTAACATACCGTGCATTGTTATGACCCACTCGTAGAACTTGTCAGCGTGTGGCTTTATCTCTGCCTTTGCCTCTTTGTTCACTTGCGTCATGGCATACTTGAACACGTACTCTTTACCTATGTGTTGCCACTTAGCGTGTTTACGTGCGAACTG